TGGACATGGATAGGTTTATTGAAGCTGTTAAAAGCGAACCGTCTTGTGCTAGTTGCGTGTTTTTTGAAAAGGGAGAGACTTGGTCAAGTCGCAGCAGCTACTCAAACGCTATCGGTTCTCGCGGTACATCTGGGCGTTGCATGAGATTTCCGCCGGTTGTTGTGAAGCGAGAGACTGAAAATAAAGAAGCTGTTTTTGAACAGCCATACATTAAACTGCAAATCAGCGAAGTGACGGATTTTAGTGTATCCGAAGACGGTAGTAATGTTTTGTTGACAGGTAAAACAAATTTCATAATCGGAGACTCGCACGACAGGCGACCTTGGTGCGGAGAGTACAAGACTACCGATTTACTTGATTATGTAGACTGTGATTCTTGGTAGTTTAGATATTTGCAAAGGACACAACGATGGCCGGTGATTGGATCAAATTTGAAATATCCACCTCCGAGAAACCAGAAGTTTGGGCGATGGCTCAGGCTCTTGGGATCGATGCTGATGCGGTGGTCGGAAAGCTGCTTCGAGTGTGGGCATGGTTCGACCAACAGACTCCAGACGGTAACGCAGCGAGCGTTACCTCAGCGTTACCGTCGCGTTACCAAGGCGTTACCTCCGGCGTTACCAAAGCGTTGCTAGATCGCAGAGTTAGCGTTACCGGATTCTGCGATGCGATGATTTCCGTCGGCTGGATGGTCGAGTTGGAAGGCGTTGTGAGCCTTCCAAATTTTGATCGGCACAATGGAAAGACTGCAAAAACGCGAGGATTGACCGCAAAACGGGTCGCAAGTCATAAGGCAAAAAGTAACGCTGGTAGCGTTACCTCTAGCGTTACCTTAGCGTTACCTAGAGAAGAGAAGAGAAGAGAAGAAATAAATACCCCCTTACCCCCACAGGGGGAACCCTCGAAGCCATCGAATCGAAAACCGAAAACCACCGAGGGGCAATGGATCATCCCTCAAGGAATGAACAAAACTAAGATCCTAGAGGCTCTTGGTCACTTTGAGGAAATGCGCAAGAGCAAAGGCAAGCCAATCGCCAACCGTGAGAATCTATCCAGGATCTTTCCATCGTTCGACGATGAGGCTCATTTGCTTTACGCGATTACGTTTGCAACCGCCAACGAGTACCAGGGCATCAAGGTTGAATATCGGCCACCATTGCAACCAGGTCTACCCTTCGGGCAGGATCCTCGTCGCAAGCCTCTTGAGGTTCGTCCTGAAAGGTGCTTCAAATGATCGAGCAAACATTGAAGGACGAAGAAAACCTACTTGGCGGCATCTTGTGCAATCCAGAAACGATCTACCAGGCGGCGGAGTTTGTGGACTCCAAGTCGTTTCTGTCTGACGGATTCGGGCTAGTATTCCAGGCGATCCAAACGATGCTGCAAATGGGCGTACCGATCACCCGATCCAATGTTTCGGTGGAGCTTGTGCGGGTCAATGCGGTTGATGCTATTGGAGGTGTTAAGCGGCTCATAGAGTTGCTTGCGGACGGACAGCCTCACCACGTTTCCTACTACGCTGAAATTGTCGCAAAGCACTCGAAGCGACGTAATCTGATGGCGTTCATCGATCGGATCAAAGCAAAGTCGATCGAGGCTAATTGCGATCCTATGGAGCTCGCTGGCGAAATGTCCCAGGCTCTTGGGATCATGGGCGGCGAATCAGATCAGCAAAAGCAAATCGGAAAGCTTGTGATTGACTTCCTTGAGGATTGCGAGCGTATTAAGTCCGATGGTGGCCAAATGGTTTTCGCGACCGGCATCGAGCCTTTAGACTCGGCTCTTGATGGTGGCTTTCCGGCTGGTACTATAACCATCGGAGCTAGGCCATCCATCGGCAAATCTGCTTTCGGTTCAGAGGTTTGCTATCGGATGGCGAAATCATTCGGCAAGCCGACGTTGTTTGTGAGTCTCGAAATGAACTTTCGACAAATGGCATCCAGATTCGTTCTACGTGGCTCTAACATGCGGGTCAGCGACTTGAATCGGCTTAGTTATACCAACGAGCAACTTGATGCGGCGATGACTAAGGCTCTGCAAGACTCTGACACTCCGATGGAATTCTGGCATAAGCCATCGGGAACCATTGCACAAATCGAGGGACGCATAAGATCCGACGTTGCAAGGCGTGGCTGTAGGTGCGTTGTAGTTGACTACCTTCAATTGATTCGCGCGCCAGGTTACAGCGATCCAAAGCTTCGCGTATCGTTCGTGATGAAAGAGCTTGTGAGGATCAGCAAAGAGTTAATGATTCCGGTTGTCGTTTTGGCTCAAGTTGGAAGGCAGGCAGAAGGTACCATGCCGACGCTAAGCGACTTAAAGGAATCTGGAAGCGTTGAGGAGGATTCGGATACGGTGATCTTGCTACATCGCGAAAAGCGGGATTCGGAAGAACTCCTTTGCGAGGTGGCAAAACAACGGAACGGCGAAATCGCAAAGCTTACGTTAGCGATGCGAAACGGTGTTGTAATGGCGGTCAGCGAAGTAGCGACCGAGTTTCATAATGACTTTGGAGGGTATTGAAATGGCTAGATTTTTAATCGTTGATCTTGATACGGGTCGCATGGATGGTTGGTATGCTTTGCAACAGGATGCATGTTGGGCGGCGGAACAGCGACGGGTAACCGTTGGCGGTCGTTGGATCGTGCTTGAACTGTCGGACGATTGCAAGCACAAGACGCGATTGAATCCAGCGTTGACTCAGGTGGCGGATATGGAGATGGATTTACGATGAAGCTTTCCGAATACTTTGCCAGCATCGAGGATTTAAAATCCGAAAACAAAGACCTTCGCAAGCAGCTAGAGCGAACGAGCCGAAAGCTGACCGAATCGCAGGCGAGAGTCAAAGAGTTGTTCGACGCACTCAGAGCCGTCGTAAACAAAGATCATCCAGCGTTAAGGAGGAAGAAATGAAAGTCGGCGATAAGGTTTGGGTGTTGTGCCTAGTACTGGAAGTTGAGAATAATTCTGTGCTTGTTTGCGGAAATGGCAATAAATCATGGTGGGTTCGCGACGAAGACTGCAAGCCCGTTGAGCCCGAAGCGGTTGAGCAACGTACCAGCGATCCGGTCAACCCATCGCAATACAAGCAAGGTGGCATCGAGTGCATCGAGGCGATAAAAGCGGCTTTGGGTTCAGGTTTCATTGCGTACCTTTGGGGAAACATCCTGAAGTACCTTTGGAGATGGCCCAACAAGGGAGGCATCGAGGATCTCAAGAAGGCCAGGTGGTATCTTGATAGGTTGATTAAGGAGGAGGAAGCAAAGTGAGAATATTCATTCCAGGTGAGCCGGTCGCGCAACCACGTCCAAAGGTCTCGACTGTCGGGGGGTTTGCTCGGGCGTATGTTGACGCAAAGCATCCTTGCCATGCAATGCGAGACGCAATCAAACTAGTTTGGCAATCTCAGGTAGGGCGATGCTTGACCGGGCCAGTGTCGGTTCGTATGGTCTTTTGGTTCGGGCGACCAAAGAGCCACAGCAAGGTCAGACGAAGCAAAGGCGAGCCGAAGATATCACGCCCGGATATAGATAACCTGGTAAAGTTAGGGCTCGATGCCCTCAATGGCGTGGCGTACATCGATGACGGACAGGTCTATCTTCTGCTGGCCGAGAAGCGATATGTCGGGCCAAACGACCAACCAGGGATGGAAATTCTGGTCACGGAAACGGGAAGTTAAACCCGTCGCTTGCAATTTGCGGAGGTCAAGCCTAAAATGCCGGAAAGGAGTTGAAAAATATGGAAAGTCTTTTTAAGTCCAAACGGTTCTGGGTTTCGGCTGCGGCCATTGCCGTTGTCGTCCTGAAAGATAAAGTGCCTTTATCTGAGGATCAAATCCAGTTGCTCGTTTACACGGTTGGAGCGTGGGTTGTCGGTGAGTCTGTTCGTCCAGTGGATCCAAAGCCAGAGGTGACCAAGTGAGTGAATATACTGACGGCATAAAGGCTCGTTTGTTTGAGCGAGTCAATCACGCTTGGGATCGAGACAGGATGGTCTCGATTTACAATCAGGTCGGCGGCGAGCGACGAGCGTTTAAGCAGTCAGTCCGGTCGCATTACAAGACTTACGGACTCGATCCGATGACGATCATTATGCTCGTCCAGATGGCGATTCGGCTTTACATCTGGGCTAAGGAGAACGGTTTCTTGTCGTCAATCAGTGAATCGGATGCGATGACGGTTCCATCTGTTGCTGTGCTGTTTGCTGAGGCGAGCGACGGGTCTGTTCCTTGCGACGAAGGCGACGACGATAACGACTAAGCCCAGATCGCACGACTACCTACTAACCTTCAATCCTTGCAAGCTGGTTAGTCGGAGCGAGACGGGCGATACACAAGGATGGATGATGTCTGAGAAGAAGAAAGAAAACTGGTTGCCTTGGATCGTCGCTGCGGTGGCGGTCTTCGCCATGTTGCGGAATCAGCAACCATCGAGCGATTTAAAGCCAAAAGAACTTAAGGCTGTTGTCTCTCAGACATTGCCAAGCATCCGCTCGGCCTACAAGCAGGCTTTCTTAGAGGCAGCAAGCAAGATCGAGTCCGGCGAGATCAAGGATCAAGAGTCTTGGACGAAGTTCATTGCTGACAATGCAGGGGCCAAACAAAAAGACGCATTGAACAAAGTCTACGAAGCCATCGACAAACTCGATTTGCCTGCAAGTTTCGCCGGCAAGGAATCAGAGATTGCCAATATCAATCGTGAAATAGCGGGGGCTT